CTGCTATGCAGCTTGACTGGTCGTTCCATTGACCTGTGTATGCGAAAGCGGCCGCTACAATGCGGCGGCCAACGCATCCGACCAGGCACAAAGCCCGGTCGGTGCACACCGTGGACGTGGAGGGATCCACGTCACCCACTTGCGCCTATATTTATGCGACAGGATGGGCACCACGCTGCTCCGATGTGGCTCATGCCACATTTCCCTGATCACTTCGCTCCGCCGTCGCGGGCAAGGACTATAATTTTGTCCAAGCTCGTGCGACTTTGCTAGGTGCCAGAGAAACAACGTACGGATATCCGTAACCCTACGCGTACGTGATTTACTAACGTATACGCGGGACTGCGGTACCCAATTACGAAAACGGAGGAGCTTCAACTTATAAGCGGTATGAATATCAACCCATACCCCTGACTCTGAGTCTTCGGAAAACGGCACTAAAGGCAAACTGTAAGACCTAATAAGGTCAAAGCAGAAAGCCCAAAGCTCGCTACCGGGGTAACCCAGGGCCAATAAGTTGTTTACGATATGGCAACACATCGGCTTAGTAGCCGACATGTATCGTAAATAGTAGGGTGTAACGTCTACACCATTGGAGTAGTGCTTACCGCACGACTCACGATACGGGCCGGTCCAATAGGACTTTTCCGCATTAATGGTGAACCCTAAGAAGCTCATCAGCTTGCGCAGCGGCTCAATCAGCCCACTTTCCATGATGATATCATCACCATAGACTGTGAAGTTGCGAGAACCAACAGCATAGCAAGCTGCAGCGAAAACCAGAGTCTCTATCCCGAAGGTCGATCCGTTCCCCATTGAGGAGAACTTTTCGTAAGGCACGAGAGTGCCGTCCTTAAGGTAACAGGGACTGCGAACGTCGTTCAGGTAGCAAAACCACTCCTGTGGAAACAGGAGCGCTACCGTATTGAACGCGATCGTATCAGAGGCAGAGGAAAGATCCACGGTGGCTAGAGAGCCATCGATGGAACCCTCCCGAGCTCTGACCTGGTTGATGGACTGGTCTGATAGGTCTATACCGAAAATTCGGAGGCGACCTTTTATGTATCCATCGAACGCGAGTTGTAGGGGAATATTCCCCTCCGGTTCGCAAGCGATGGTGCGATCAGTTTTCCAGTTCTTAGGCACGGTTATCACACGATTCCAAGCAGTAAATCTCGGTACAAATCGGCCGTAGCCCCAATATTGGGACAAGGCGGACAAGTACTTGGACGCACCGCTAGTACAATAGGCTTTCTTTCTTACCTTAAGAAACGGTAAGGCAGTTTTCCTAGGTCGTGTGGAAGTGGCGCCAGACGTCAATCTCACCCTTTGAGGAAGATTTTCCAGAAAAGGGCTAAAGGCACCAAGGACGCGGCTAATGTATTGCTGCATCTTCTGTACGGGCAACTCGAAATCACTGTCACAGTGTTCGAGATAAAACTCGTCTAGCCTCTTATTGGTACTGTTGCAGACCGTCTCACAGTCATAAAATGACTGCAAAGCGACTGCTTCAGTGTTAACACCAATATCGATATCAACGTTCTTTTTGAAGAACGCCTCTATCTGGAGGAGTGTCTTATGTTGGGGGGTGGAATACGATGTACCACCATCCGCTAAGAGAGACGTACACACTACCAAGCGCTCAAAGTTACGCGAGCGCAAGTAGCCGTCTATTTTACCATATATAGACGACTCAAGAGTGTGGCTAAAGTCGCTAAGGAACCGTCGACACACGTCGTACGGGTCTATTTGGATTTTCATGTGAAATATCCTCTTCGATGCGGCTCACGGTAACATAGTGAGCCAAATATAAACGATAACCACGAATACCGAAGCTGCTCCCGCGAGGAAGCAGCCTAGGCACCGTGGAATTTGGCCAACGACGGATAACCTGGAGACAAAAGCCCCCAGGCCCGTAACAAAGGTTTCCAACAGCCCTTTCATTAGGCTAGAGGTTCCTGAGTGTTGACCATATTTGCAAACTCATCGCCAGCGATAATATCGCGGACGACGGCAAGCATATCGTCGATATCCGTTTGCTGCCCCTGTATGGGATAGCGCACGGTAACATCGAATGCGACTTTCTGGGGCAGGACAGCGCCGTCCGAGTCTTCAGTAGCGGATAATACCGACACTGTTGATTCGGCAACGGACTGCCCATTACCAGCTATTTTACACTTCTGAATAACCAACTGCGGTTTTAACGCAGTATGCCCAGCCTGTGTATAGGTGCGAGAATTCCCAGAACTTGGGAAACTCTCAGTGAGGACCGTAGTCATTGCGGTCATAACTTTCTCCTTATTTTAGCTGTTGCACGAGCGCTAGTAGGTCAAAAGCCTTCCAGTCGTCGAGTCGCAGCTTAATTTGCGGGATTGTTTTCACTGAGGCAGGAGCGCGCATCGTCCACCGTGTAGAACTAGCATCATTAAAAGCGGCCTGGTAAGTACCAGCGCCCTTATTGGCGGTAATAGATCCCGAAGACTCAACATTTCGTTGAATCTGGTAACCATATCCCGCCTGATGGTTCGAACTATACACGAGAAACGACATAGCCTCGAGAGCTTGCCCGACGTTAATTAACCAGTCCACGACAAAAGAGAGCTTTGTTAGCTCCCAAGCCGAGGTAACTGGATTAAAGGCGAACGAGGGAGGATCAATATCGGCTACCACACTACCTCTCACGGAGACGTTATAAGTCTCTGTTCGCGAGATGGAAAATGTGTAGTCCGGTGTATCGACCTCGTAGCTGGTATCAAGTACTTTAGTGTACGAGGTGCCAGCCCTCTCGGAGTACCTCTTTCGAGATGAGTTTAAGTTCACAAAAGCGTCGACCAGATCGTTTAGGTCGGACTTAAGTGGACGCCAACCGTATCGGGCCTCCAGATATACATCGGAGATCCTTTCACGTTTGTAGATGCCACGGCGAATATCGAGAACGCGTTTCCACGTTTTTTCGAACATCTTCCGGGTGTCTTTAAGCTCACCAAGGAAAGTAAGCGTATCGTGTCCACTTGCGTAGATACGAGCCGCTGCGGCCTGCACGTAGTAGTCCATATCCGGTAAACTGGAGAGGATTTCCTCGGCAGGTTCGCCAGCATTGATGTATGATGCTGAATACGCCCACGGGTTCCAGACCTCTTTCATGAGATCACTGCCACTCATATATTCAAGTGACCAGTGAGCGCTCATAAGGCCTGGGTTTTCCCATAAATGTTCGACTTGGTCGAACGGCGTAAAGGGGAGAAGTTCTCCCTTTGCTTTCCTTTTATGATAATCTTCAAGGTCCCATCCATGCAGCGTACGCTCAACGTTATATGCCAACCCAACTGGGTAGGCTGTTTCGGATTGCAGTACGTTGTTTCTATAGACACGATAATATGAGTCTACAGGGGGATCGGTTTGTTGAAAATCAGTTTTCGAACGAGGTTTCATGCTATTTGCTCCTGTCCCCGACATACCCGCAAGTACGCCGGTGTGAAGGGCCAAGTTTGGATGCCAAGGATTGGCACTGGTCTCCCGGTACGGGAG